AAGTATCGTGTGAAGCTCGGCGGACAACAATACGCCAAGGACTTCTACGAAAGCGTGAAGCGGGGTGACATCTCCCAGTCGAGCTTTGCTTTTACTATTGACAAGCAGAGCTGGAATGAGGAGCGCACCGTGCGCAGCGTTGATAAAGTGCGGCAGTTGTTGGATGTGTCACCTGTGACCTATCCCGCCTATGCAGCCGCTACGGTCCAGGCCCGTGATCTACAGCCTGAAGTTGAACAGGCAGCCGCCGAGCCAATGCCTGAAAATGATACAATTCAAGAAACTACTACAACCCCAATTACAATGAATCTCAACGAGATGAAAGCGGTCCGTGCGAAGCACGCAGATCGTTTCGAGGAGTTGGTCAACCTTGCGGAAACTGAGAACCGCGACTGGACCAACGACGAACAAGAACAAGCCGACCTCTGCAAGCGCGAGGTTGAGCGTTTGGACGGCAAGATTTCACGCCGCCAAGCACACGAGGATATGATTGCACGTCAAGCTCAGATGGGCTCAACGTCAATTAGCGAAGTCAAGGAAGTTAACCGCGTTAACAAGTCTTTCAGCTTGAGCCGTGCCGTCAATGCCGTTGCAGTCGGAAAGGCTTTGGAAGGTGCAGAAGCTGAATGGGCACAGGAAGCTAACCGCGAAATGCAAGCGCGCGGCCTAAACATGGCTGGCCAAATTGGTATTCCTGCCAACGCTTTGTTCCGTGCTGGTGGAGCTGACGACTTCCAAGCTGGTTCAGGCGACGGATCAGGATTCGTGGCTACGGCAGTCCCAGGTGCTATCGACGCCTTGCGTACTCCTACTATGGCAGAGCGCATCGGTGTCACCACCATTAACAACGCAACGGCAAACCTCCAGTTCCCACGTGTAAGCGCAAAAGCCGCAGGTACTGAAGCAACAGAAGTTGCATTGGATAGTGATTCAGGATTGGAGATGGACGACGTGACGTTGACGCCTACGCGTGTTGCTGCTAAGACCTTGTGGAGCAAGCAGCTCATGTTGCAAGGCGGCGCAGCTGTCGACGCTTTGATTGCTCGCGAGTTGTCTGCTGGTGTGAACGAAACGATTGACAAGGCCGTATTTGCTGCTGCTGTTGCAGGAGCTGGCGATACCAACGCTGTTGCAGGTGCCTTGACATACGGTGCTATTACAGACGCAGAAAAGGCTGTGTTGGCTGCTGGTGGTGACTTGTCACGCTGTGCATGGATTGGCTCACCTTCAGCAATGTCTATCGTTAAGGGTGAAGCTGCTGTTGCTTCTATCCGTGCCGTGGTTGAAAACAATCAACTCGACGGATTTACGACGTACTTCACGCCAAACCTCGCTGATACGGCAGGCGCTCCAACCGTGGGCACTTTGTTGTTTGGTGACTACGCTGCTGGTATGTTGCTCGCGTTCTTTGGTGGTATTGACTTGTTGGTTGATCCATACAGCAACGCAGGAACGGCGCAGATTGCTCTGCACGTAAACAAGTTCTACGATACGGCTGTACGCCAGTCAGGAGCTTTGGCAGTGGTCAACGACTTCAGCTGATAACAACTAAACTTGGAAGCCTGGCAATAGGGCTGGGCTTCCTTTTTTTTCTCTAACATGAACATCTCACGACCCGCATATACGACAGGCACCGACGTTGTATCGTTGTCTGATATGAAGGAGTTCTTGCGCGTGGATCACACCGACGAGGACACGACCATTACGGCGCTGTTGGACGCGGCTGTGTCTCATGTTAGCGACTACTGCAACCGTCACTTCACGGCATCAGATACTGCTATCTTTTACCTTGAGCGTTGGCGGCCAGCTGCATTGGCTTTCGGTCCCGTGACTGGTATCACATCGGTTGTCTACGACGACACGACAGGTACGCAGCAAACGTTGGACGCAAGCAAATACTATTGGTCACAATTTCGGGAAGGCTCATGGCGCATCTACTTCCATGACGTCCCTGATCTTGAGGACTACAATGCCCAACCTGTACGTATCAACGTAAACGTAGGGCGCCCAGCTTCTAGCAACGTTGAGCACGCGGTGCGCATGTTAGTAGCTCACTGGTACGAGAACCGACGTGCCGTTGTAACTGGAGCCACGCCTGTTGAGGTTCCCATGGCCGTCCAAGCCATTTTGAACTCAGAACGCATCATTGACCTCAATCAATGAACATCGGTTACCTCGATAGAAGGATTACGTTTGTGGCTCCTGCTACAACTACTAACTCGTACGGTGAAATTCGAGGGAGCGGGACGGACTACGCGACTGTATGGGCTGCGCTTGACAACAAGTCAGCCAACAACAGCGTGATTCAGGAACAGGAGACGACGCGCAACGTAGTCACATGGCGCGTGCGCAACTCGTCCACGACGCGTCAAGTCACGCCCAAATACACGATCCGCTACGGCAGCGAAACGTACAGCATCCTCGCCATTCAGGAGGTAGGGCGCAAGGCCGAGCTGCATTTCATCACTGAACGCGTAATCTCAGAGTAATGGCTGTACGCGTTGACGGAATAAAGGCGTTGGAGCGCAAAATTCAGCGCCTAGCTCAATGGAGCGAAAAGGATGCACTGAAGCTGCGTGCCATTGATGAGCGCGTTGCTGAGGTGTACAACATCGCCCTGCGCGCTAACATCAAAGACAGTCCTGTTGACGTCAAGGTCTACCGCAGTTCAGAGCTGCGTCAAACCATTAAGCCTGGTACGCTGCGACGCAGTATCAAAACCTTCCGTCGTAGAAATAAGGCCATCACGTTGGCAGGTCCTAAGACGACAGGACGACGTGGAGCAAGTAAGAAAACCAACCGCTCTGATGGCTGGTTCGCTTCCATCGTAGAGAACGGCTCAGGCTTTGGTCCATCACGCAGCAAGGGCGTATTTGAACGAACTAAGAAAGCGACATCAGGACGCATGAAGAAGCTACGCAACCGACTCCTGCAACAGGAGTTTCAACGTTACATGCGATGAAGGTAGGACTAGCACTTCACAGCCTATTGACAGGCGACACAGACGTCAACACGGCAGTCAGCGGCAGGGTATATCCTGAGCTTGCGCCTGAAGGGGCGTCTATGCCGTATCTCGTTTACAGCGTGGTAAGCAACACGCCTAGCGACGCCAAGGACGGCACGCCTATTGACGAGGCACAAGTCGAGATTTTCAGCGTAGCTAGTACCTATGGCAGCGCTAACGACTTGGCGGACGACGTACGTGCTGCATTAGATCGCAAGTCCGCCAGCGTGAGCGTGACGGAAGGAGCGATTGTAGTGCAGTCAATCCACTATACCAATGAGGTGACGGAGGTCAGTGCGGACCGTAAAACGTACGTTTCAATTCAAGACTATACAATTAGAATCAAACGATAATGGAACCACTGGTATTTATCTCCGAAAACTGGGCAGAGCTCGTCTTGGCCTGCCTCGCATTGGTAAAGGTTGTTGTAAACCTTACCCCAACAGAACAAGACAACAAGGTATTTGGGTACATTGACGTACTCATCAACCTCATCATTTCAGACCGCAAAAAAACCCCTAACAACGAATAACAATGGCTACTACTGGCATCATTAACGGCTCACAGTACACAGTCATGTTTGACACTGACGGCGGCACTCCCGTCGTAGCTGACAACGTGACTGACTTGAGCGTCTCTATCTCTACCGACACGCGAGATACTACCACCAAAAACAACGGAGGCTACCGCGCTATTCTTCCCGGCTTGAAGTCTTTGAGCGTAAACTTCACAGCGTACTACGCCAACGACGCAACAAACGGCTTTGACGAGCTCATGGCTGACTTTCTTACTGGCGCTAAGCAGGACGTGAAAATTGTTTCCTACGATTGGAGCACTGACACGGAGGTTGCTGGTGACATGGAAATTATCTTTGATGCTTACATCACCTCTTTGGAGTTGAGCGCAGGCACAGAGGATAACACGTCTTATACTTGTACCTTGGAGTGTGTCAGCGCCATCACTTACCAAGCACACGTATAATACATGAATATTACCCTAGACAATCAGACCTTCCCTGTGCGCGCCAATATGCGTGCCTGGAGAAACTTTGAACGAGCCACAGGCAACAAGGTTGCAGGCATCGACAGCCAGGACGTAACTCTAATGCCTGAACTGTTGTATTACTTCGTTGAGGAGGGATGCCGCAAGCAAGGAATGAAGTTTGAAATGGAAGTTGACGATTTTCTAGGGTTGATTGATGTTGGTGATCTGCCAGCCGTGATGCAAGTCATCGAGGAGTCAATGTCCCCACAAAAAAAAACGGAGACGGAGACGGAGACGGAGACGAAAAGCCGCTTGAATGGGATGAAATAGAGGAGTTGGGGTTGGGTCTACTCGGCCTGACCCCATCAACCCTCTACGACTTTACCTTCAGGGAGTTTGGCAACGCGGTTCGCGGTCGTTACAAATCCGAGGAGCTTCTTGATAGGAGCAACTGGGAACGCGTGCGATGGCAGACCGCGTTGCTGCTTAATGTCCACACAAAAAAAGGTTCAAGCATCAAAGCGAAGGACCTCATTACATTCCCTTGGGAAGAATCAAGGAAACAGGTAAAAGACTTACGCCAAGGCTGGAATCAGCTCAAAGCACTTGCAAACAAATAAGATGGCTACACTAGGAGATCTCGTAGTACGAATTGGCGCTAATACAAAAGACCTCAACAAAAAGTTGGGAGAGGTTCAGCGCAACACTCGACGTTCATTTGGAAACATTGAGAAACTAGGTAAGAGCATGGCCGTTTCTGTGACTTTGCCTGTCGCAGCTATGGCAGCAACGAGCGTCCAGGCTTTTAGAGAGCAACAGAAAGCCATTGCACAGGTGAATGCAGGTTTGAAGTCTACAGGAGCTCAAGTAGGCTTCACAAGTAAGCAGCTGCAGAACATGTCAAGTGAGCTGCAAAAAAATACGCTGTTCGGTGATGAGCAAATTTTGAAGGATGCAACAGCGCAGCTCCTGACGTTTACCAACATTAGCGGAGAGCAATTCGACCGCACGCAAAAGGCTGCACTCGACCTTGCTACGAGGCTTGACGGTGATTTGAAGGGCGCAAGTATTCAACTGGGGAAAGCTCTAAACGACCCGGTTGCAAACCTCTCTGCGTTGTCGCGTTCAGGCATCCAGTTCAGCGAGGAGCAAAAGGCAGTCATCAAATCTCTTACGGAGACGGGACGTTTAGCTGAAGCCCAAACGCTTATCCTGGATGAACTAGATAAACAATACGGAGGCAGTGCTGAAGCTGCAGCGGAGGCTGATGGGGGCATTACACAACTGACCAACGCCTTTGGCGATTTGCAAGAGGAGATTGGACGCGTTGTCTTGAAGGCCATCAAACCTCTCATCAAATTTGCGCAAGACCTAATTGAAGGCTTCCACGACCTTAACGGCGTTACTAAATCTTTCATTGTCGGTTTTGGTGCTGTTGCGGCTGCTGTTGGCCCCATTCTCCTGATCCTGCCTAAGCTGGCCAACATAGCTCAGATTGTCGGTCCAGCAATCGGCAAGGCATTTACGCTTATGACAGGTCCCATCGGTTTGGCTGTGCTTGCCATTGCTGCCATTACTACAGCTATCTTCTACTTTTGGGACGACGTAAAAGGACCGTTGACAAACGTCATCAACACGTTCATTGAGCTGTACAATCAAAACGAGTTCCTACGCGTTGCTATTGCCATCCTTAAAACAACGTTCGTCAGTGCTTTCAAGATTATGAAGGGCGCGCTGATGGCTGTCGTTGATACGTTCAAGGTTTTGTTTAAGGCCATCAAAGCGGCTTTGACAGATGGATTCGGAGCAGGATTTGACGTACTTGTTGATGGTCTGTCAGAGATTAAGGACGACGTATTATCTACAGCCGCTGAGGTGGGCGAGGACTTTCAAAACGCAGTTCAGGAGGCAATAACAAAAGAGCCTATTGAACTTGTTACGGAGGAGGATTTGGACAACACAAAGGACAAGTTTGTTGCCTTGTTTGATTTTTTCAGCGATTACGAAAGTCCTACCATTGAACCTGTTGTTGTGCCTGTCGTTGATACGGCGCCAGTGTTGGGAGCGATTGACGAAATATCGGAAGATCTAGATGATGATTTTGTTGACGACCTCGACTTTGATTCCGAAACGTTCTTGGCTAAGCTGCGCGCTCTGCGTGACATGTCCGTTGCCATCATGGAGGACATTGAAAGCGCGATACAAAACGCAGCGGGCGCTCTGCTTAATGACCTTGGCAACGCTATTGGCACAATTATCTCTCAGGGCGCAGACAGTGTTAACCTCATGGGCGTTGCGTTGCAGAACTTGGCCAACCTGTTACAGGACATAGGTCGAGCATTGATTACGCAGGCCGTCGCCATGATTGCCTTCAAAAAGTTGCTTTTCAAAAACCCTGTTGCAGCCGCTGCAGCTGGTGTTGCGTTTGTTGCTGCTGGCGCAATTTTATCCCAAAAAGCTAAGCAACTAGAAATGCCCGCATTGGCTCAGGGAGGCTTGGCCTACGGACCTACTACCGCATTGATTGGCGACAACAGAAATGCTCGCATAGATCCCGAGGTTGTCGCGCCATTGAGTAAATTGAAAGACATGATGGGAGGCAATCAGGTTGAGGTGTTTGGGCGCATCAGCGGCAACGATATTTATCTCAGCAACTCACGCACAGGCACCAGCCGCAACCGTTACGCATGAGCTACATCTACGTCAGAGGACTTTACGAGAGCCTGAACAGCGAGAGTTATGAGGTAAGAATCATTCATAACGTAACAGGCACCGACACAACGGATGAATTTCACGTCGGGCCTGAGGGTGCTGTACTCACCTACGAGGCTGAAGACGATGCAATCGTCCTGCCTGGTATTGTGCATTCGCGTTGTAAGGTCGAAACAATTTGGCCAACATCGCTAAACACTGAGCTGGACACACTGATTACAAACTTGCAAGACGCTCAAGACGGCGATTGGATTTTTGAGCTAAGGCGAGGAGGAAATGTGATTTGGCTTGGCTCAATTCTTATTGATGAGGTAACGACGAGCGAAGGAAGCGAGCAAAGAACCATGATGATTAAAGCGACCGACGGCCTGTCGCTGCTTAAAAACGTACCCTTCAACGATTCAGGTACAGCCTACACAGGTTATCACACTGTGTTTACCACGTTGATGGATGAGATCATTCAAAAATGGGTGCTTTGGAGTTACTACGACTCAATCACTGCCTCTACAGATTTGATGCTGTATGGAGCCGATGATGTATACAATACTGATGATTTATTGTATAGCGTCGTAGCTCATCCAGCTGGGTCATCTTATGGACAACCATACCGCAGCAGGCTAAACGCTTTGGCGTGGTCTCATACAAACAACCAAGACGAAACAGAATACATCAGCACGTACGATTTGTTGCAATCAATTTGCTTAACGTATGAATGGAGGTTGTACAGTTACGAATTGGCTTGGCGGTTTATTCCTGTTCATCTGTCGGATCAAAACATTGCTGGATATGCAAGGCGCAAAGGTGATTATACAATTCTTGCTAATGTGGTTAGCAGTAGTTACGATTTTCAAATCGACAGCGCAGGCAACATTAGGCAGAAAGGTCGTGAATGGTCGCAAACTTTCACCCCACAGATCAATGAGGTAAGAATGAAGCGAGACACGAACAACGGTTCAATTTTTCTCGCGGCTTACAACGTCAACAACATCGTCACGGAGACGGTCTCAGATATTGTCATTTTTGGCGCAGATACTTTGCCTGATGGCTCAGGATATACCATCTCAGGCAATGTGTACATCTCCAATACTTCTAGCGGGGTAACGCTTAGCGATCGCTGTGGGCGCTTTGTGCTGCGCATTCAGATGAAGTTCCTGTCAGGAGCGACTGCTACCTACTACACTAACGAGTTGGTACCTAATCCCGCTGGCAGAATCGACAGCCAATATTTTGATGCAGGTACCTTTGACTACGCACCCTTGAATGAGGAGAACGTTGGTTATCAAAGCACGGCAGGTTATTACCATTACCACCCTGCAGATAACGATGCCTGGTACTACGATTTGAATGAGGCAGGGGCTAGATACCTGCCCTTTAGCATAAACATTCCACCCCCAGCTACAGAACAAGACGAACTGCAGTTCAATGCTGCCATTCTTGTCTACGATTCCTACGGAGAAGCAAGCACGGCCTACGGATTGAATGCCACAAAAAAGTTCCTGAGCTGCCTCGTTGCCTTTTACAACACCGATGGCCTTGCAGCGTTGCCTAATTTTGAATACGTCGCATCGAGTACCTACGGACGTGGTGACATTGATCAGGGCACGACGCACATAGGAGATTTGCCAGCCGCTATGGGTGGTATTGAAGTGCAGACGGGGGCGACAACTTGGGCAGAAAGTGATAACTGGGTAAATCAAGCTGACTCTACGGAGCGCAACATCAACGTAATGTCCGTTGAGGAAACCTTGGCAGCTCATTACAAGTCACGACTGCTGGAGCGTGGCAGCATAGTTTTGCGAGGAGCCAGCGCATTGCCAAGCAAACCCTTTGCGCGGTTCTACGACAACGACACGGGAAACTACTACACGGCTTTGAGTTGGGTCCTGCGTAGCTCACGCTGCGAAATGGACGTGACGTTAAGAAAATTAGGACGTAACGCAATAGGCATTACTACAGCCGTAGACGATGGCGGTCAAGAGCCTCGCAATCCAACAGGCGGAAATCAGGGTACACCGACTGGCCGTCCTGATCTCATCATGTACAGTTACAACAACGATGCAACAGCCAACTTTGGAGAGGATTGGTCTAGTGTAATTGGAGCTGGTGAGACCAAAGAAATGTATTGGACATTGACAAACGACGGTCAAGGCAAGCACATAGATTATCAGGGTGAAACACCAGCTTCAGGTTTCGTGATACAGCGCACGGTGTACTACGAGCCTGCAGGATTGCACCAACACAACGAGTCTGGTTGGTCAACTCCATTTGCGGTAGTAGCGGGTTGGTCATTGGAGAGAGTTATTGAGCAGTGCAGAAGGCACATGAGTAAGACTACTGATCATGGAGCATATACCTTCATGATTACGTACAAAGAGACAGCTGCATTTACAGGAATTCTTGACACGTATCCAGGAGCTACAGCAGCCTACAGCACACGACGTCTCACCAACACTTACAGCGGCTCATTGATGCGTGTAAGGCGAGCTGATGGCGTGCAGCTCGACGTGGGATTTGACAGCAACGGCCATCTCGACACGGCTGCAATCGTTGCTTTTGCAGGTGGTACTGCTTGCACGGTTTCAGTATGGAAGGATCAGAGCGGCAACGGCCTTGACCTGACGCAGACGACAACAGGATCACAACCGCCTATTTATACAGGAAGTGCTTTTTACAATGTTGGTTCAGGTTCGCGTGTAGGCATGTTGTTCTCAAGTGATTTCCTTGAAAACTCAGCGGGCGACTTGCATTCAGGCTCATTCTTCTGCGCTGCCGCTGTTCAAACTGGCATCGTGGGTAATCAGCAGATATTTTGCCAAGATGATGCTGGCGTAGGTGGTACGGCTCGCGTTGCTCAATATTTAAGAACTGGCAGCGCAAGCAATACGGCTCGCTGTGTTGTTTTTGATACTACGGGAACGAATTACGCAGATAATACTGCAGCCAGCACTGTGGCAAACAATACTGACTACGTGATCAGTGCAGGTGGAGAACACGCAAAGGTTGAGGCTTTTGTAAATAACGTAAGTGATGGCGGGACATCTATAGGAGCTGACTTGCGTCATGGATCAGAACGATTTACTGTTGGTGCAAATAGTCATAGCACCTCACCAGGATCCTTTTGGTCAGGAAGGATAGCTGAAGTTATCATTTGGGATGGGGCACAGAGCACCTCTAACCGGACTGGCATCGTAACTGACATTGACACCTATTTCGCAATCTAATGGCCAACTACGTTCTGATATTACCTGAGGGCTTTATGACGAGCGAACAACGAGCACGCGCCATTAGTCGTGAGCTCTACAATCTCTCGCGTCCATTGCTACTACAAACAGCGGACGAAGTAAAAAACAATTTTGCTCGCGTTGTTTTGCATCCAAAGACTGGCGACGCTGCTTTGCTTGTTAATCCTGACGAGGTGATTTACGTGCACGAGCAAGCAACATTGGAACGACTGACGGCATTATTTCCGGAACTGACTGAGGAGATTCGGTTTGCACTAACCTCAATGGCTTGGCAGCTGCGCTCTTTCACCTTTCAATCTATTCTACCACCAACCGCTGCCATTCGAGATGAGCAATACATGATTGACAACGGTTGGATTAAACTAGACCCATTGTGAGCCAAATTAAATGCCATATACAGAACCTGTTAAATGTGACCTATGTGGGCAGCGTCATGGTTGGATATATCAACGACGCGATTGCGATAATCGCGGGAGCTACGCTGATTTGGTGGAACGTAGAACGTGCTTTGAAAGCCCGCAAGGAGCGCCAGGAATCATGAGATGGTTCAACTACAGCGAATTTGACTCACCTGACGATCCAGGCACAGGCAACCTCATGGAACAGGACTTCCTTGAGATGCTTGACGACGCCCGCAACGTGGCAGGCATTCCGTTCGTGATAACGTCGGGCTACAGGAGTGAATCCTGGAATCATCACGTAGGAGGCAAGCAGGACAGTGCTCACCTTAAAGGATGTGCAGCTGACATAGCATGTGGGACAGCGCGCGAGAGGTTTTTAATCGTGACCGCGCTGCTGGAGGTAGGCTTTGACCGCATCGGCATCAACACTAGCGAGGGGTTCATTCATGTAGACTCAGACTGGGAGAAGAATGCAGCCCTCATCTGGACTTATTAGTTTCCTGAAATTCGTTGAGCACTTCGATATAACGGAGGCATTCAAGACGAAGGGAGACCTACGGCGCTGGAGCGCCAAGCGTACCGTGGGAGGGCTTATAGCTTCCACTGCATGCTACGACATCGTGACCCACGGAATAAGTTGGGAGGCTGTTGTGCTGTGCGGGATTTCTGTCTTACCTTTAACAGCATCGTTCTTTGAGCGAAGGACATAGTGAACATTTGGTTTAGGATTTCTCTCCTAATGGGGTCAGCGGGTTTGTGATTGCCTGCTGGCCCCTTTTCACGTTCCAGTGTTAATATCTT